AAACCTGTAAAAGGTAAAAGGTATAATAACACAAAAAATATTGGTGGGATAGACTTTATTGTAAGTACGTCTCAGGAAGATTTTAGATTTTCAAATCGAAAAGCAGAAGTAATAGAACTCCCCCTTGGATATAAAGGTCCAATAAAGGTGGGAGATTTTTTGTTAGTACACCATAATGTTTTCAAGTACTATAATGATATGAAAGGTAATCAGCAAAGTGGACGTAGCTACTTTAAAGATGACTTGTTCTTTGTTGAACCTGAGCAATTCTTTGCGTATCACAATGGTAAAAATTGGAATGCAGTAGATAGGTATTGTTTCATTAAACCTACAAAACCTGAAGATTCGTATCTTTATAAAAACATTAAAGAAGAACCATTGGTTGGAATAGTTAAATACCCAAACAAATATTTAATTAGTCAAGGTGTTAACGAAGGAACCAAAGTTACTTTTAAACCTGATAGTGAATATGAGTTTAATATTGACGGGGAAAAGCTTTATAGAATGTATGACCATCAGATTACTATGAAACTATGATATACATAAAAGATAATTTTCTTAGTGAGTCTTCTTATATTCAATTAATGAATCACTTGAATAGTAATAAATTTAATGAGGTGGATACAGGAGAGAAGTCTTTTTGGGTTCAACCAAGTAGTGAATCGTTTAATGAATTAGTTTCATTTGAGTTAGAGTTTATAGAGAGAAAGCCTGTAAAACCTTTGTTACAATTTTTTAGAGTATCGACTGACAAGGTTGATACTGATTGGAGGATACACGCAGATACTATTATAAAAAATGAAAAACCCGATAGAGCAGTAGTTTTGTATTTATCAGAATCTAAATCAAAAGACTTACACGGTACTGCATTTTGGTCACATAAAAAAATGGGTGAATCAATGCCAACTGAAATATCAAACTTTGGGTTTGATGAAATGTTGAAAAATGATTCTAACAACTTAGATATGTGGGAGTTAAAAAGTGTTGTAGGATATAAACCAAATAGACTTATCTCTTACCCTGCTAATTATTTTCATAGTAAATATCCAAACATTAGTTGGGAAGAGGGTAGAATAGTTTATGTAATGTTTTATAAAAATGAGTAAGTATATTTATTGGGAAGACGAATGGAATGAAGATATTCCATTAAAAAAAACAAAGCGTATTAGAAATGAAATCAAAAGAAATAAAATTAAGAATAATAGAAGCAGGTCACAGGGCAGTAGAGCAACTGATACAGGTAGCGAAGGAAGCGATTATTAAGCACGACCCCGAGGATGACTTGTCGGCAGATAGATTAAAAAATGCAGCAGCGACAAAGAAGCTTTGTATTATGGATGCATTTGAAATATTAAGCAGAATAGAATCAGAACAAGAAGCTATTGATTCTTTAGAAAACGGAGTAAGTAAAACACAAACTAAACAAGGATTTGCAGAGCGAAGGTCTAAATAACTTATACATTAATCTTGAAGGCATTGTACCAAAAAATGTTTTAACGTCAAAGAACAGGGCGAGAACGTGGTTATATGGCTATAATGAGAAGTATGGCTTTATTGTTATATCTAAAACCGGACAGATTGAAAATGTTATTGAGATATCAGGACTTCGTATTGCACTACCTAAACCACCTAAGACAATAAACTCTAGGAGTAAAACAAAGTCCGAACAGTATTGGGAGCGTAACGAAATACCTAAAGCATTAAATAAAATAAACTCTATATTTCAATGGAATGAAATGTCTTCTGAATTTAAAGACAGATGGGTAGACTATGTAGAGACAGAGTTCGATAGAAGAGAACAAGGTTTATGGTTTATGTCTAATGGAGTACCTACCTATATTACAGGTGCACACTATATGTACCTTCAATGGACGAGCATAGATGTTGGGTACCCTGACTTCAGAGAAGCAAACAGAATATTGTATTTATATTGGGAAGCTTGTAAGGCTGACAAAAGAAGCTTCGGTATGATTTATTTAAAGATAAGACGTTCAGGGTTTTCTTTTATGTCATCATCCGAATGTGTTAACACAGGTACATTAGCAAAAGATTCTAGGGTAGGTATACTATCAAAGACAGGTTCTGATGCTAAGAAGATGTTTACAGATAAGGTTGTTCCAATTAATAGTAGGTTGCCATTTTTCTTCAAACCAATTATGGATGGTATGGATAAGCCTAAAACAGAATTAGCTTTTAGAATACCTGCTGCTAAGATTACAAAGAAAAATATGTATGATACAACTGAAGATGAGTTGTATGGTTTGGATACAACAATTGATTGGAAAAATACAGACGACAATAGTTATGATGGTGAGAAATTATTATTATTAGTTCACGATGAAAGTGGTAAATGGATAAAACCAAATAACATATTAAACAATTGGAGAGTAACAAAGACTTGTCTTCGATTAGGTAGTAAAGTTATTGGCAAATGTATGATGGGTTCTACGTCAAATGCTTTAGACAAAGGAGGTAGCAACTTTAAAAAATTATATACAGATTCTTATTCGGGAACACGAAATGCAAATGGTCAAACCAAAAGTGGAATGTATTCACTTTTTATCCCAATGGAATGGAATATGGAGGGGTTTATAGATAGGTATGGAATGCCTGTTTTTAATACTCCTAAAAAACCTGTGCTAGGAATCGACAATGAAATGATAAAACAGGGTGCTATTGATTATTGGGAAGCAGAAGTAGCTTCACTTAAACAAGACCCTGATGCATTGAATGAATATTATAGACAGTTCCCAAGAACTGAGTCTCACGCATTTAGAGATGAAAGCAAACAATCAATATTTAATCTCACAAAGATATACCAACAAATAGATTATAATGATTCATTAATCATTCAGCAGCACGTTACTCGTGGAAATTTAAGTTGGCAGAATGGTGTAAAAGATTCTAAGGTAATTTTTTCCCCTGATAATAGAGGTAGATTTTATGTATCTTGGACTCCAAATGCATCGTTGCAAAATAATGTAATAGAAAAAAGAGGACTAAAATATCCGGGCAATAATCATATAGGTGCCTTTGGATGTGATAGTTATGACATATCAGGTGTAGTTGGTGGTGGTGGTTCTAACGGAGCACTTCACGGTAAGACTATGTTTAATATGGATGAGGCACCAAGTAATGAATTCTTTTTAGAATATGTAGCAAGACCACAGACTGCTGAGATATTTTTTGAAGATGTATTAAAAGCTTGTGTGTTTTATGGTATGCCAATATTGGTAGAGAATAATAAACCTAGATTGTTATATCATTTTAAAAACAGGGGGTACAGAAATTTCTGTATGAATAGACCTGACAAGATTTATACAAAGTTATCTAAAACAGAAAAGGAATTGGGAGGTATACCTAACTCTAGTGAGGATGTGAAACAAGCACACGCATCTGCAATAGAGTCTTATATTGAAAGCAGTATAGGGATGAAGGAAGATATGGAGATGGGAGATATGGTTTTTATTAGGACCTTAGAGGATTGGGCAAAGTTCGATATTAGTAACAGAACTAAGTTTGATGCATCAATAAGTTCAGGGTTGGCTATTATGGCAACGCAGAAACACCTCTATTTACCTGAGAAAAAAGTTTCAAAAATAAAGGTTAACTTTGCAAGGTATAGTAATAAGGGTAAATATAGCGAAATAATTAGATGAAAAACGTAAACATAAACATATCATCTACAGGGTTTCCAAGTCAATTTGTATCTGATTCAGAGAAAGAAACTGTCGAATTCGGGTTACAAATTGGTCAAGCTATTCAATATGAATGGTTCAAAAAGGATGGGAATCAATGTAGATATTATAATCAATGGAGGGATTTTAACCGTTTAAGATTATATGCAAGAGGAGAACAGTCCACAGGAAAATATAAAAACGAATTAGCAGTAGACGGAGATTTGTCTTATCTAAATTTAGATTGGACACCTGTACCCGTTCTACCTAAGTTCGTAGACATTGTAGTTAACGGGATGCAAGACCGTGAGTTTCACGTTAAGGCATATGCTCAAGATGCATTGTCTCAATCTAAGAGAAGTAAATATCAGCAAATGGTAGAAGGGCAAATGGTAGCTAAACCTATGCTCGAAACTATACAAAAAAAGACAGGTGCTAATCCTTTTACCGTTGAACCTGATTCACTTCCAAACTCAGATGAAGAACTAAAACTTTATATGCAAATGAATTACAAACCTGCTATTGAAATAGCAGAGGAGGAAGCCATTAGCACTTTGTTTGAATCTAATAAATATAACGATACTAGAAAAAGATTGGATTATGACTTAGCAGTTATAGGAATATCTTGTGCTAAACACGAGTTCTTACCCGGAGCAGGTGTTAAGGTTGATTACGTTGACCCGGCTAATATTGTTTATAGCTATACAGAAGACCCACACTTTAAAGATTGTTTTTATTGGGGGGAAATTAAAACATTACCTATTACTGAATTAGTAAAGATAGACCCTACACTAGACAACAAAGACTTAGAGGAAATATCACAATACTCTCAGAGTTGGTATGACTATTATAATACTGCACAGTTTTATGAGAATGATATATTCTATAAAGATACTGCCACAGTTATGTACTTTAATTACAAAACTACAAAGAAGGTAGTTTATAAAAGAAAAGTAAAAGACAACGGTAACGTTAGTATGATTGAAAAGGATGACCAATTCAATCCACCTGTTGAAATGCAGGAGGAACAAAACTTTGAAAAGGTATCTAAGACTATTGACGTTTGGTATGAAGGTGTTATGGTTATGGGAACCAACATAGTTTTGAAGTGGCAGTTGATGGAGAATATGGTTAGACCACAATCTGCAACTCAACACGCTATTCCTAATTATGTAGCAGTAGCACCAAGAATGTATAAAGGTGCCATTGAATCTTTAGTTAGAAGAATGATTCCTTTTGCTGATTTAATTCAGGTTACACACTTGAAGCTACAACAAGTTATATCTAGAGTTGTACCTGATGGTGTATTCATAGATGCTGATGGATTAAATGAAGTGGACCTCGGGACAGGTAATGCTTATAATCCCGAAGATGCTTTAAGATTATATTTCCAAACAGGTTCTGTTATTGGTAGAAGTTATACTCAAGACGGAGATTACAACCAAGGAAGAGTACCTATTAAAGAACTTCAGTCAAGTTCAGGTGCATCAAAAACACAGATGTTAATTGCTAACTATAATCATTATCTAAATCAAATTAGATTAGTTACAGGATTAAATGAAGCAAGAGACGGTTCTATGCCGGACCCTAATTCTTTAGTTGGCTTACAGAAAATGGCAGCATTAAATTCTAATGTAGCGACTAGACATATCTTAGAAGGAAGCTTGTATATTTATAGAAGTATTGCAGAGGCTTTAACATACAGGGTTGCAGATATTCTTCAGTATGCAGATTTTAAAGAAGAGTTCATAAATCAAATAGGAAAGTATAATGTATCAATATTAAATGATATTGCAGATTTATATATTTATGACTTTGGTATATTCATTGAACTGTCTCCTGACGAAGAACAGAAGCAGCAGCTTGAACAGAATATTCAAATGGCTTTATCTAAGAGCGATATAAATCTTGAGGATGCTATTGATATTAGAGAAATAAAAAATATCAAACTTGCAAACCAATTACTAAAATTAAAAAGAATTGGTAAACAAGAAAGAGAAGAGAAGATGCAAATGTCTCAACAGGCAATGCAGTCTCAACAACTTATGCAGCAACAGAAGATGGCACAAGAAACTGCTATGCAAAAACTGCAGATGGAGACTCGTGCTAAGATGGAATACCGTCAAGCTGATATTGCATTTGAAATAGAGAAAATGAAAAACGAAGCTATGCTAAAATCTCAATTGATGGACAAAGAGTTCGAGTTGAATATGCAGTTAGCTGAGTTAAACAATAGAGGGTTAAAAGATAGAGAGGTTGGAAAGGAAGATGCAAAGTCTAAAAGAATTAGCCAAGCAAATACAGAACAATCTAAAATGATTAACCAACGTAAAAATAATTTACCTCCGATTAATTTTGAATCAAACGAGGATAGTTTGGATGGGTTTGATTTCGCAGAATTCAATCCAAGATAGTTGTCTAAAACTATAATAATTTTTGTGTAACTTTGTATAAATTAAATTTAATAAAATATGGAAATTAAAGTAAAAGCAGTTGACGGTGCTGACGAAAAGTCTGTACAACAAGTTGAGCAAGAACTTTTAGATAAGCACGAACAAAGTCTAGAAGCAGGAACCGATTCAGTTGATACTCCTAAAGCGATTATTAAGGAAGAGGTTAAAGAAGAAGTGGTTGAAACCGTAAATGATGGTTTAGAAACAAAAGATAAAACTCAGTCCTCAGAGTTAAACGAGGAAGACGTTCTTTCATTTATTAAAAACAGATACGGAAGAGAGATTAATTCTCTTGATGATTTAAATCAAGTAAGAGAAGAAGAACCTCTCCCCGAAGATGTGGCTAAATACTTAAAGTATAAAAAAGATACAGGTCGTGGATTCAATGATTTTGCAAATCTGCAAAAGGATTATGAAGATATGGAACCTAATAGATTGCTTAGAGAGTATCTCAAGGCAACGGAAAAAGGATTGGATGATGACGACATTAATGATTTAATGGAAGATTATTCTTATGATGAAGACCTCGATGACGAGAAGCAAATAAGAAAAATTAAGTTAGCCAAAAAGAAAACAATTGCGAAAGCAAAAGATTATTTTGTAGAACAACAAGAACAGTATAAGGTCCCTCTCGAGTCGAGAAGGGAGTCAACCGGTTCCGATGAGAATACAGAAGAGTTAAATGCTTACCGTGATTATATAGCGAATGCTAAGACAGTTCAGGAACAACAATCTCGTTTGAAGGAGTTGTATGATAAAAAGACTAATGATGTTTTTAGTGAGTTCAAAGGTTTTGAGTTTACGTTAGAAGATAACAACACAGTTTATTTTTCTCCCGGTGATGCTACTGAAATTATGAATCAGCAAAACAACCCACAGAATTTTGTTAAAAAATTCTTAGGTGAAAATGGTGAGTTAGTAGATGGAGTAGGTTACCACAGGTCACTAGCAATGGCGATGCATCCTGATAAGTTTGCAAAGTTTTTTTATGAGCAAGGCAAATCTGCTTCGGCAGATGCAACTATGAAGAAGTTAAAAAATGTAAATATGACAACTCGTAGTACTCCTGAAATTACTAAAGCAAATAACGGTTTGCAAATAAAGTCTGTAACTCCTGCTTCAAGCAGAGGGTTAAAGATTAGGAATAGAAATAAATAATAACAAAACTAAAAAAAGAAAATTATGAGTGTACAAAGCGTACCCGGATTTGATTTACAACCATCAGCACAACAAGTGCCGGTTGCATCAAACTACATAACTAACTTTGATTTCTTGAATCAGTATCTTCCTGATACTTACGAAAAGGAATTTGAGCGTTATGGAAACAGAACAATCTCCTCATTCCTAAGAATGGTAGGAGCAGAAATGCCATCTAACTCTGACCTTATCAAATGGGCAGAACAAGGAAGATTGCATACTAAGTATACTGACTGTACAACTGCAGCAGTAATTAATGCTAAAGAAGCTACTTTTGCAGTAAACGATGCAGGTAACCCTGCTTTCGGTGCAAGTAACAGTATCGCTATTAGAAAAGGACAAACAGTAATGGTATCTGACAATGCAGGTGGTGGTTCCGTAAAAGGAATTGTAACTGATGTTGACTTAGCTAACTTTACTTTTGACGTAGCATTTTACCCATTAGCAGGTATTCCTATTGCAGGAGCAGGTGCTAAGTTTACTGTGTTTATCTACGGTTCTGAATTTAAAAAAGGAACAGTAGGGATGGAAGGAAGCCTAGAAGCTGACGACCTAATCTTCGAGAACTCACCAATTATCATTAAAGATAAGTATGCAGTATCAGGTTCTGATATGGCACAAATCGGTTGGGTTGAAGTAACTACAGAGAACGGTGCTAACGGATACCTATGGTATTTGAAGTCTGAGCACGAAACTAGATTACGTTTTGACGATTATCTAGAGACTGCAATGATTGAAGCAGTTCCTGCTGAAGCAGGTTCAGGTGCAGCAACCGGTGCTATTAACCCTGAGTACGGTAACAAAGGTTCTGAAGGAATCTTCTATGTTGTTGGAAACAGAGGTAACGTATGGGCAGGTGGTTCACCAACGGCTCTAACACAATGGGATACTATTATCTCAAGACTTGATAAGCAAGGAGCAATTGAGGAAAACGTTGTATTTGTAGATAGAGATTTCTCTTTCGACATTGACGATATGCTTTCTCAGCAGTCTTCTAATGCAGCAGGTGGTGTATCTTACGGTCTTTTTGACAATGAAAAAGATATGGCATTGAACTTAGGATTTACAGGATTCCGTAGAGGTTACGATTTCTACAAGTCTGATTGGAAATACTTGAACGACCCAACAATGAGAGGTGGTCTTTCTGCAGCAGCAGGTTCAGGTAGAGTAAACGGATTGTTAGTACCTGCAGGTTCTACTTCAGTTTATGACCAAATCTTAGGAAAGAACGCTAAGAGACCATTCTTGCACGTTAGATATAGAGCTTCTGAAACAGAAGACAGACGTTACAAGACTTGGATTACAGGTTCAGCAGGTGGAGCAAGAACTTCTAGCTTAGATGCTATGGAGGTACACTTCTTATCTGAAAGAGCAGTATGTACTCTAGGTGCAAATAACTTTATGTTATTCCAATCGTAAGATTGATTTTAATTGGGGGGAGACATTCTCCCCCCTTTTTTTTACTTTAATTTAATTTTAAATACAATGGCAAAACAAAAGAAACAAAAGTTTGTAGACAAAAGCTACAAGCTAACAAGAGGTGTAGCACCTTTATCCTATATGCTACCAACAAAACATTCTAAAAGATTTCAACTATTACATTTTGACGAGGATACGGGTACTAACCGTGAACTCAGATATGCTCGTAATCAAAACTCCTGTTTTGTAGATGAGCAAGATAAGAATGTAGTATTAGAGCCTATCATTTTTGAAGATGGGTTTCTTTATGTAGAAAAAGCAAATCAGGTATTACAGAAATTCTTACACTATCATTCATTGAACGGCAAAGCGTTTGTTGAGATTGATGAAAGCAAAGATGCAACAGACGAGGTTGAAGTATTAATGATGGAAGCTGATGCTTTAGTGGAGGCTAAAACATTATCATTAGAACAACTAGAGAATGTATGTAGAGTATTGTTTGGTGTAGATACTTCTAAGGTGTCTACTGCAGAAATGAAACGTGATGTATTAGTGTATGCTAAAAACAATCCTAATGACTTCTTAGAGGTTATCGCTGACCCTGACTTAAAACTTATGGGCACAGTACAAAGGTTGTTTGATAGTGGCTTTTTAAGTACAAGAAAAAGCAATAAAGAAGTATGGTATAGTACACCAACTAATAAAACAAAAATGCTTAACGTACCATTTGGTGAAGAGCCTATAGATTCTGTATGTCAATACTTACAATCTGATGATGGCTTAGATGCCTTACAACATCTAGAAGCTTTGTTAGAAAAATAAGACTCTAACACTAACTATATTAAGGGACCTCTTCAAAAACGAAGGGGTCTTTTTTTTTCATTATCTTTGTAGCAAAAGAATTACAGATGATAAATTCAGTTAGACAAACGGTAATGTCCGTCCTGAATAAAAATAACTATGGATACATATCTCCATCTGACTTCAACTTGTTTGCTAAACAAGCACAGTTGGATTTGTTTGAGAATTATTTTTATGCGTACAACTATCAGATTAGCAAGGAGAATGCTCGTAAATCAGGAACGGGTTATGCCGATATTACAAAAGGTTTAGAAGAGGTTATTGATACTTTTTCAATTACAAGACCATTAACTATATCTAGTGGTAGTGAATATTTTTTACCTTCATTACTTACAACAAACGATGACTATTACTTACTAAATAAAATACTAATAAATAATGAAGTAATATTTAGTGGAACAACTACGACTAACGTAGGTGGTGCCAATCAGATTATTGATACCAATGCAGACTTTATAGCGTTGGGAGTTATGGTTGGAGATATAGTTGGAGTTGAAGTACAGGGATACTCTTACAACTTAGTTGTAACAAATGTAACGGTAAATACTCTTACAGTAACACCGGGTGTTTTAAATACCTTTCCTTTAAATTATACCATATACCAACCTGACGAAAAAAAGGAAGCAGAGAAAGTTACTCATAGTAAAATAACTATGTTAAACAATTCGTTGCTTACAAAACCTAACTTGTCATATCCGGCATATACTCAAGAAGGATTGGTTGGACAGGCTTATCCAACAACAATAAATAATCCGGGACAATTAATTTGTCAATACATACGATTCCCGTATATCCCTAGATGGACATACGTTACACTATCAAGTGGAGAACCTGCCTTCGATGAGGGAGCAGCAGACTATCAAGATTTTGAATTACCAAATGATGATGAGGTGAACTTAGTTAATAAAATACTTCAATACGCAGGAATGTCTATTAGAGAAGTTAGTACGGTTCAGTTTGCTCAGGCAGAAGAGAATGTATCTAACCAACAAGAAAAATAATTATGGCATATATTTCACAATATCAGTATTACGAAAACGGAGGAGCAAATCCGGAAGATGCCAATTGGGGGTCATATCAATATGTATCACTAGAGGACATCGTAAATAATTTTATGTTAATGTATACAGGAAATCATAGTCTTGTAAACAACGAAGAAAGATATAAAATTTTGTTTCACGCAAAGAGAGCAATACAAGAATTAAACTATGATGCATTTAAAGAAATAAAAATATTAGAGTTAAGTGTTTGTGACCAACTTCGATATGTATTACCATCTGACTATGTAAATTGGGTTCGTGTTTCTATTTATCAAAATGGTTTACTTAAACCACTTACAGAAAATATTCAGACTAATTGGTCAGGTGCATACTTACAGGATAATGATTGCAGGATATTATTTGATATTGATGGAAACGCATTATCACCACAACAATCTACATTAGATTTTGATAGGATAAGAGGCACTAAGCAGTCAATATATTTAAACCAAAACTCAGAAATGTATGGCAAGTCAGGATACAACTGTGATGGTAATTGGTATTTTGAATATGGCATTGGTGCACGTTACGGACTTAATACAGAGACTGCAAATGCAAATCCTACATTTAAGATAAACCCTAAGGGTGGTGTAATAAATTTTAGTTCAGGAGTTTCAGGAGAGTTGATTGTCCTAGAATATGTTTCAGATGGTATGGAAAATGGTAACGACAGTTCTGTTAACGTAAACAAAATGTTTGAAGAATTTATTTATGCTCACATAGAGTTTGCGATTCTTAATTCAAAGGTTGGTGTTCAGGAATATATTATTGCTAGAGCAAAGAAAAGAAAATCAGCATTACTAAGAAATGCTAAGATTAGAATAAGTAACATACACCCCGGTAGATTATTGATGAATATGAGGGGTAGAGACAAGTGGATTAAGTAATATGGCGAATACAACAAGAAACTTTACTCAAGGTAAAATGAATAAGATGGTTGACGAAAGACTCGTTCCAAACGGGGAATACGTTGATGCATTAAATATTCGTATGGGTTCTACAGAAGGCTCTGAGATTGGAGTTATAGAGAACTCAAAAGGGAACACACAATTAACTACGCTCAGGTTTAATGGAAACCCATTAAGTGAAGGTGCTAGATGTATTGGTGCTTATGAAGATGGTACTAATGAAACCATTTATTGGTTTGTACACGACCCAACATTTGAAAGTCCCGGTACACCTACAGGTATTGTAGATATGATTGTATCGTATGACGATAACAGTAATTCAATAACGTATCACGTTATTAGTGTTAATGATGGTGGTGGTGAAAAGACAACATTAAATTTTAATCCTGAATATCTTATAACAGGAGTAAACTTAGTTGACTCTAAACTATTATTTTTTACAGACAATTATAATGCTCCTAGAAAAATAAACACAGAATTTAATTACGGAGACCCTATAGCAGGAGTTGATGGATTTTCTTATGATGAAATATTAGTTATAAAAAAACCACCGGCTACATCTCCGAATGTTAGGCTTATAAACTCTGCAGGAGACTCTACTTATATGGAGGACAGGTTCTTGTGTTTTGGCTATAGGTACAAGTATAGTGATGATGAGTACTCTGCAACATCTCAGTTTTCAACTGCAGCTTTTACTCCCGGAGCGTTTGAGTTTTCTCCTGATAGTTACCTCAACGAGGGTATGGTTAATTTCACAAATACTGCAGAAGTAACTTTTAATTCAGGTGGTCCTTTAGTGAAAGGTGTTGATATACTCTTCAAAGACAACGATACAAACGTAGTTAAAATTATAGAAAAATTAGATAAAAAGAAAAATGCCTATAGTGATTTTCAAGACTATAGCTTTACTTTTACTAATAGTAAAATATTTACAATACTTCCTGAAGCAGAAGTTCTAAGGCTTTATGACAATGTTCCTAGATACGCACAGGCTCAAACCATTATGGGTAACAGGCTTATGTTTGGTAACTATGTAGAAGGTTATGACCTTACAGACGATGACGGAAATCCAACTCGACTTACTTTCTTTACGAGTCAAACAAACGAATCAATTGGTATTGAAGATGTGGAGGATGGTGTTAAGGAAGTAAATTATTCAATAGGTCCTGCCAACAATTCTCAGGCAGGTTTTGAAATAGACTTCGGTCAAGACATAGACTTAATTGCAGGTTCAGCTATACAGGTGACAATGAGATTTAATCATTCATCTTTTAATGGTACTGCACCTTTCCCTATAGAAGAACAAGCTGATACAGAAATTGGATACATATTTAATGTTCAACAAAACTTTAATAGTATTTATGAATATTCTGTAAGTCAATCTTTTTTAGAACAAGTAGGTACGCTTAGTAATATTAAGCCATTGCAAGATGCTGCAGACCCTGAAAACAATTCTTGTAACGGTGGAACTTTTACAGATGTTTTTTACTGTTCAATAAACGCAGCTTTAGATACTTTAGTTAAGAAGGACGGTGGTGTTAGTGCAACAGGTCCACAACCTATACAAGTTATATCTACTCCGGGAAGCAATGTAATAACATTAGAATTACCTGCAGTAGAGTTTGTAGATGATATAGCATTACCAACACAATCTGTTTATGAGTATTATGAAATAATTTTTGGTGAAGTTAGCTTTGCTAAGATTGGAGTAGCAGAAAGCTTACACAGTAACAGAGGGTATGAAGTTGGTATGGTTTATATGGATGAGTTTAATAGAGCAACACCTGCTCTAGTGAGTCCAAACAACACAGAGCATTTCCCTTGTGGAATGTCTGAATTTAAAAACAGTATTCAGGTAACAATACCAACAACACAGACGGCACCAAGTTGGGCAAAAAAATATAAATTTGTAGTTAAGCCTGATAAAGAAAAGTATGAAACAATTTATACTAATATATTCTTTGAAGACCCTAATACATCAGCAGCTTATTTTTTATTAGAAGGTGAAAACTCACAAAAAATTACTGAGGGACAGAGGCTGATAGTAAAAGCAGATACGAGAGGTGCTTTAAGTAGATGTGTAAACGCTACGGTTTTAGAGAAAGAATCTAAGACTGCAGACTTCTTAGAAATTCCTGTAGAAGGTGGAGAGTCAGATGAGTTTGTCCCACAACCTGCAGGAACTTATATGAAGATGAATACCAACAAGTTTAATGCTGAAGTTGGTAAGGATGCAGTTGTAGATTTTGGTAGAAGAGATAGAACTGCAGATAGAAGAGACCACTATCCTTTGGTACAATACCCTGTGAATTTAAATGTAGCAGACCCTAACATACCGGGTTCAACCCATACTGATTATGATATACCTGCAGGTTCTAGAATAGTAATTGATTTATTTTTTGAAAGAAAAGGTAGGTCTGACGGTAACAATGCTTGTGAAAGAAGGACATATGAGTTGACAGAAACATATTCTTCAAGTAGCAGTTATGATAGTTTTTTAGATTGGTTTAATGGAGATAATATTGGAGACACATTAAACAATGGAGTTGCTTTTGCAGGAGATAATTCTTGTCCACCGAATAATGAGTATCTTTCTACATTACTTGAAAGTGATTTAGGAAATTCACCGAGTGATATCCCTCAAAGTCTATGTAATAATTACTATCAGTTTTATAGAAATAATACTACTAACGAATTATTGTTTTTAGTAAGAGGAACAAGAGCCTGTAGTAGAACAAAAAAACAAAGGTCATATGCTAGGGTAAAGATAACAGTATTTAGAGCAGAGAATACATTGGTTTTTGAAACACCACCTATTGATGCTTCTCCTGATATTTGGTATGAAGGTGCAGACTCTTATGATGTTGTATCTAAAGATGGAATATGTTCTTTTGACGTAACCGTAGCTGCTGCAGAGCCATCACCAATTGGGTTTGATTATATTGATATGGAAGGTATACCTAGACAGTTTACTGTAGCACCGGGGACTACTGTTAATTCAGTTTATGGAGAGTGTGGGTCAATGGCTTTTAGTCCTGCGACACCCCCTGTTTTTGGTGGAAGTATAACTATTGATTCTACTGCAGTTTCAAAAGGAAATCATATTACTGACATTACACCACAAACAGATTCTCAAGCAGGGGTAGTAAACCTTGGTATGTATAATTGTTTTTCGTTTGGAAACGGTGTAGAAAGTTATAAGATAAGAGACAGTATACTTGGAAGGCAATTAATATTTGGTAACAGAGTTACCTCTACTCAGGCAATAGATTATGCTGAGGTAAATAGATTTGCCGATATAACGTATAGTGGTGTTTACAATGACGAATCCAATGTCAATAGATTAAATGAATTTAATGGAGGTCTTCTAAACTTTAAAGCTTTAGAGGAATCTTTTGGACCAATTCAAAAACTATTTGCTAGAGAGACAGACGTGCTTACTCTGCAAGAAGATAAAATATCTTATGTATTGTCGGGTAAAAACATACTGTCTGATGCAGGTGTTGGTAGTTTGTTACAATCAGTACCCGAAGTTCTAGGTACTCAAGTTGCAAGAATTGAAGAGTTTGGAATAAGCCACAACCCTGAAAGCTTTGCTCAATGGGGTCCTGAAAAGTATTTTACTGATTCAAAAAGAGGTGTGGTATTAATGCTATCGGGAAGTAGTTATCAAAATGACCAACTTGCAGTTATATCAGCGATGGGTATGCGTACTTGGTTTAGAGATTTATTTCAAGTTCAAGTCAACACACAGAAGCTAGGAGGATACGACCCTTATATGAATGAATATGTTATTACAGGAAATAATGAAAAGCTTCCTGTGATGCTAGATTGTATTGATTGTGGTATAACATCTCAATATAATTTAGATGAACAATTATCTCAATGTTATGACCTAGGTAATTCCGTGGGTAATGTTGAAATAACTTATGAGATTATAAACATAGTAGGAACTGTTAATCTTGTAGCAACCTATAATAATTTCTCTACTCAGACAGGACCTGTTAGTACATCAGGAACTTTGGTAGTTCAAAAAACACTAGCAAACATTAGTGAAATGCAATTAGAAATTATACCAACCGGTAGTGTTGATATTGAATTCACAGTTAACTGTCCTCTACAAAATGAAATGACTGTTATAAATATTTGTGCCACATCTGATGTTAACTCCGATGATACTGTTCACAATGATTTCAATTGGAATCAAAATGGATACTCATCACCTGTTAACTCTGTGCCTATCATATTTGGTTCGGCTAACACAAATCCTGTGGTAAGTTATTATGAAGTAAACTCAGGAGTTCAAGGAATTGGTAACATACCACCTAACGGAAGTGTTGTAACATTAGCGTTTAACAAATACAGTACAGACGATGCAACGTTTAATTTGAATTTAAATAAGTTTAGATTTTTACGAAGCGATACATTATACCCTAATACACCTGCAGCAGTTTCTCAGGCAATAGCAGCTTCTACAATAGCATCGCCTATTGACAGTAGTTTAGCACCTAATTATTACAAAGCTGAATTTACTGTATCAGGAAGTGGAGAGTATCTGTATGTTATTTATGATTATAGAACACCAACATTAATAGACCTTTGTCAATCAGATAGTGTACAAGCTGCCTGTTGTGGATGTGATGAGGGACCACAAGTTTAAAATTAAATTATGCCAAATTATTATATTGACGGAACGAATTTAAATAATGCAGTAGCAGTTTACTCTGACCCTGCATTAACTCAATGTGCACCTGCAGGATTTTATTCTGATGGTGTAATAGCTAGAGAACAAGTATTAGCAGGTTCGGTATGTAATTTATTACCACCTCAAGCTTGTCCTTCTTGTGCAACACCTTGTGGAGATAGTATTGCAGCTTCTACAAGTGATGCAGGTGTTTATTATTTAGATATGGATTTAGGTGGAACTACAACAGACACGGGTGCTATTGTTGTACTGTTTGACCCTAGGAGTTTCCCTGATGGAATCGAAGCTACTTATGATGGAGTTGTGTACAACACACTATCATCGCCTGTATATGGATTACTACAAGGGACTGCAGGTTTACCAACCTATGTTGGTTCTACGGCAGGAGACTGTGGAATTTCAGGGTCAACATATAATTTAGCAGTTAATCAATATGTTGGAACAGGGTTTCAACCTACAGGAAATACTGAAAGTGTTTTTGTTAATCCGGGTTCTGTTCAAGTTACTGCTCAATTACCGGGTGATAATATTATGGTTATACCTAAACCAAACCAAAGTCCAACAACTATAAACTTTAAGTTTATAGGTCCTTGTGGTGGGACAGTATTTGACCTTGCAGTAGATTGCCCTGCTGCTATTCCTTCTATGATTTCTAGTGGACCAAAAAACACAAGTGCCTTAGCTTGTGCTGCCTTACTTGATAATGTTTTATATCACGTTCCTGTAGTTAATAGAACCGTACAAAACGTAATAGAAATTAATGACTATGTTTTTGTAGATGAGAATGGAGCGACACCTGCTAATTTAGGTTGGTATCAACATTCTTCAGGATATGTTTTTGAAGTTGGACCATCGGGTGTTGTTATTGCAAAACAAACTAATTGTGGAACCATTACAGTAGATGATTGTAACGGAGGTGGACTATACACAATGAATGATAGATTTGGAACTAATGTTACAGGAGAGGTTATTGAGTATAAGAGAATAAACCAAGTAACAGGAGTGTTAGAGAGTGGTATCTATTGTGGTACAATTCAAAGCACAGGAACAGGGGTTACAACAAACGCAATGCAATATAATTTCTTAGACCGTGATTGTGGAGATACAACTCATTGTCCTTAATAAAAATAAAATATGAGCAACCAAGTAATAGAAAATAAAAATTACACACTAAGCTATGATAGTGGTGTAAAAGGATTTCCTTCCTTTTATTCTTACGACCCTGAGTGGATGTTAGGAATGAATAATTTCTTTTATACGTTTAAAGGGGGTAACCTTTACCGTCATAACGTGAACGAGAGTAGAAACGAATATTATGGAACAAGGTATCCTTCTGTCGTTCAGTCAGTATTTAATGAGAACCCATTAGACAATAAACTTTTTAAGACAATAAATCTTGAAGGTGATGACTCTTGGGATACATTGATATTTAGTGACCAACAAAACACAGGTTTTATTGAGGGTGGGCAACTAACTGCAGACAACTATTACGAGACAAAAGAAGGTGCTCAATTTGCATTTATAAGAAACTCAGGTCAATCGTTTACTTCAAGTGCTAATAGTAATCAGTTTCCTTTACGCTCTTTAAATGGTATAGCAACTAGCAACGATATTGTTATTGGTGGAGGTAATACCACTACTGTTAATTTTCCAACATCTATTTTTATTGGTGGAATAATTAGTATCGGTGATATGTTATATTTTACCGACAACGGGGTGCCAAAACTAATAGGCAGGGTTACTAGTATAGATGTAGATTTACCGGCAGGTATTAATAGAATTGTTACACAAAACAATATACCAACATCTCAAACTCCGGGACCAAGTGAATACATTTTATATTTAAAAAATTCCGTAGCAGAATCTCACGGTATTTTGGGACACTATGCAGTTTTTACTTTAACAAACTACAATGCTAATAAAACAGAGTTGTTTGCAGTTGAGAGTGAAGTAATGAAATCATACCCATAATTTTAGTATCTTTGTAATGTATAATGACTTTTGACGTAAGACCACTTAACTTAGAAGATTACGACATCTATTTGAAAAAATGGTGGAGTGATTGGGGTTGGCAAACACCAACTAGAGATTTCCTTCCTGACAATGGCAAGGGTGGTATGATGATATTAGATGAAGACGGCACACCTATTTGTGCAGGATTTGTTTATATGACTAATTCTAAAGTAGCTTGGGTTGATTGGATTATATCAAATAAAGAATATAGAAAGAAGCCTGAAAGAACTAATGCTTTAGGTTTATTAATAGAGACTTTAACTAACTTATGTAAGAATTTAGATGCTAAGTACTGTTATGCTTTAATAAAACACAAAGCTTTACAATCTACTTATGAAAAGGTAGGGTATCAAAAGGCAGATTCGTACTCACAAGAAATGATAAAAATATTATAATATGGCAGTAGCAACGGCAGCAATTGGGGGTTTAGTTATCGCAGGTGCAAGTGCAGGGATGTCCTTTTCACAAGCTTCTAAACAAAGAAAACTTCAGGCACAAGCTGAACAAGATGCAGCAGCAGCAATGCAAGAGGCTAGAAAAAAATTAGATGTAAACTTCGCAGAAAATATGTCCATTAAAAAGGAGGCATATGATTTAGAAAGAGAAGCATTGCTAAGTGCAGGTGCACAAGCAACGAATGCAGGTATGGAAAGTGAACGAGGCTCTGCAGCTACTGCAGGTAGAATCTATGCTGCACAACAACAAGGTCAGGCAGGTGTTCGAGGAGCAATGGCTGATGAAATGACAAATATTGAAAACGCTATTATAGAAGAGGACGGAAGACTAAGAGACTTAGATGTGGCTTTAGACTTAGAAGAAGTAGCAGGTAACCAACAGAAAGCTGCAGATGCACAAGCTAGAGCAGAAGCTGCAAAACAACAGGGTATTCAATCTACAGTTGCTGCTGCTCAAGCAGGGATGCAATTAGTACCATTATACTCACAGAATATGTCGGCACAAAAAGCTGCAGTAGGTGGTATGTCGCTAGACTCACAAGAGTTTCAAGATTTTGGAAATGTTATGGGTAAAAATGGTGGTGTATCTAAAAGTATGGGAGCAGCAGGGAGTGATGGCTTTACTAATTTAGATTTAGGTGCAGTTGGTAATATGAGTAACAAACAGTTTAGACAGTTCAAAAGGGAACTAAGTCCTGAACAACAACGAATGTTGTTTCAAAACTCACAATACATAAACGCATACAACAATCCTTTTAAAATTTAGAAAAATATGACTGCATATAAGTACGTTGAAAGGAAAGCAGAAGACCAAATAAATTGGGCAGAGGTAGGCAAGAATTTTTCAAATACACTACAAGAAGAAGTTCGTGTAAGACAAGAAAAAAAGGCTGCAATAGATGAAGCTTCAAGAGAATATCAAAGAGTTCTAGACAATACTCCTCAAGGGGAGTTTGGTTTAGCAAACACATTTGCATTAGACGGTGCTGCAAAACTTCAGAAACAAGCCTTAATGCAGAACACTTTACTAAAGAGTGGTCAGCTTGACCCAAGAAGATATACCATTATGCAACAAAACCTTGTTGATGGTACAGACCAAATGTTTAGTCTAGCTGAAACATATCAATCAGAGTATCAGAGAAAAATGAAACTGATGGCAGATGGTACTCCACCGGGTGAAAAACTTTCAGGACTTGAGGCAAACCTAATGGCATCTGTAGAGGGTTTAGGTAACTTAGAAAATCACGAGATGACCATAGACCCTAACACGGGTATGATAGGTGTAGGTAGATATAACTCAGATGGTGTACTAACTAATTCAACTACTGCATTCGCATTAAAAAATAGATTAAAATCAAATACAAAAGAATTTGATATGGTCGGTGCTAGTGAGAAGTGGTTAAAGACATTAGGAACAAATAAGACTGCTGAGTTTAAGAATTTAGGAAATAAACTTACTGCAGATGTTCTTTTAAAGATTAGCGACATTACTGCAAAGGTATCTCCCTCAGGGAATATGAGTGATTTAAGTGATGAAGCATTAGCAGAAATGGCTGCAGCAACGGGTGTGGATATAGCAGACTTAAAAACTCTAACCCTGTACAAAGAGGCACAAATGAATTATGTTAAGTCACAACTATCTCCTGATGCAAGTGGGACAAACGCAGCTTCTATGTTGTTTGACCACGTTGGAGGATATGATACATATATCATAGGTGAAGGAGACAATACTCAAGAGGCTTGGGATAAATTGTCTGAAGATGACAAGAAGAATAAGATTTTAGTTAAAACAAAAAACGGTAATCCTGAATTTGTTCTTAGCGATGCTCAGGTTGAAGTTGCAGAGAGAGCATTCCAATCTCAAATAGATATTGGTTTAGATTACTCAGAAGAAGAAGAAGCAGTATACAGACAAAGAGAAGGTAAGAAAGATGGGTATGCACCTGATTATGTTAACAAGAATAACAAGGCTGATGAAGAGAAGAGAAACGATGTTAGTCAATGGATGAATATACGTTCCGAGCAAGACCCTGTTAAACGTAAAGTATTAGTAAACGCTATACTTCAAGACCCTAAAAGTATTCAGGCAGGACTTAAAGATATAAGATTTGCAACAAATGCAGCAGGTGAAACCACATTAGAAGTCGAGTATGCAAATTCTCAATTAAACAGAACAGGAGAAAATGCAATTATTGTTTCAGAAAAAGGTAAGGTTCCTACTCAAGAACAATGGGCACTAGCCGGTGTATCTATACACGGTGTATCTGACCCTACTAAAATAATGAATGCAGCCGGTGGATATAGTGTTGATGCAGATGATTTCGATTCTAAATATAAAGACCCAACAGGAATTGGTGCCAAGAAAGATGACCAACCATTAACACCTAGTCAGGCAGTTGACCTTGCATACAAAACTATGCAGCAACAGTTTGTATCACAA